GGGACCACCTCCTGTAACATAATGATTAATCCACCAATCATAGATAACCTCATCCGTAGCTTTTTGATTTACTAATCTGAATAAAGTTTGTGAGCTTCCACAGTTCCAACAAAACGATACAAGGGCATCAAATTGATTTTGATTTAAAGCAACCTTAATATTTTTGATTACTGTAGCTTCGTATTTAGGTAGCAACTTTAACATTAACATATCCGCTTCTATTTGGCTAATCTTTTGACCCATTAGAACCTTGCTGCCATCTAAATAGAACGTGTTGCCGTAGCCAATTGTCCAAACATTTGCCGGACACTTATAACTTTTCAGCTTGCACCCTTCAAATTGTTTTATTAATTCAATACCTTTTTGGCTCGTTTTCATATTTTATTTTATTTTATCTGAAAGTGCATCCAATCGTAGTTCTTTTCTCTACCTAAAGAAACAAATCCATGTTTATAGAATATGTCAATCATTTTAGCGTACTCAGGACGTGCAAATCTAGCAGTCTTATTAGTTTCCTTTAATTGGTTTCTTTGAGCATCTAAATCAATTGCTATGCCCCATGAATGGCGGCTAAATTCTGTACCCCCTCGCATTTTTCTGTAGTTGAAACAACCGCCAAACTTATCTATCCCTAAACGTACTATTTCAGGATATGTATAAACACTTAGTAACTCATTAAACACGTCTAAAAAGTTTTGTTTAACAAGCCTATGGCATCTCATTTTCTTAACAGGCTTGCCGTCATAAACCATTGGATAAGGTAAAGTAATACTTTCTAAATAACCGACCCCGCCCTCGTTTGGCTTTCCGTATCTTTTAATACATTCAGCTGTTGTTATCATATTTTAGCAAACTTTGAAACCGTTGCTGCAGTCGTTCCGATTGTAACTAGAACCGCACCTACTGAAGCAGTCGCAGGCAACGTAATTAACGCACCACCAACTAATCCTATTACTATTCCTACGTGGATTAACTTCTTAAAAAACATCGGTGTTTCCGCGTTCCATCTCTTTTTTACTTCTTTTAAATTTCTCATCCTTTTTTTATTTTAAATTTATCTGGTAAGATAGCAAAATTAATTGATTTACTATACATTCTATTAGCTTTTAAATTTCCGTTTGCCATTCTTAACTCGTAACAATGTTCTAATTTAGCCTCCAATGCTTGCACTCGTGAGTTTGTCATCCATAGCCAACAAGCTAATACTCCTGTCACTCCATACTTTTTTGTTATCTCTACGAATTCTCTCATTTCTTAAAAAGGGTTTACCTGAACCTTTGGCTCGTATATAATTAAATCTAAATTCTTTACCCAAAGGTAATCTACGTTTGTGCAATAATTCATTTCCTCTATGGAAATCACCCAGTTGTCATTTAAATCCTGAATAGGATTGAAATAAGAATCCGTAGTATATTGATTACCATGTATTAATGTTTTTTGTTCAATAGTCAATAGACCTACATATGTAGTCCATTCTGCTGTTGTTATGTCTGTTAGTTTCATTATACGTTTCTAGAAAGTGAAGTTTGGAATGTTTGTATAGCTGTATTGTAATTAACTATTTCTGTGGCTGTAAAAGCATTTCCCAACAATGCGGAGGCTATCTCTCTATTAGAATACCTTGAGATAGTAGAGAAACCCCACGCGCTAAATATGAAATTAGTACCTGGTACTACAGTGCCTCCAAAAAATTCATTATAAAAAGTAGTAGAAATCAATGACGTTGCATTTTTATAAACTTTTTTTCCTATACCTGAAGCGTTTACAATAGTGTAATTACCTCTTGAATCTGTATTAGCAACAGTGTCTCTTGTATAAGGGTAATCAGCGTATAGAACATCATTAAATCTCGGCATTAATAACATTGTATTCCCAGAACTTAATATACTCATATCTGTATTTAAACCATTGCTGTTTGTCCTTAAATATACGTTGTTCGTTGAATTTTTATCTATTACCGTTGTTGCCATATAAGTATTAGCATAAGCATTAGTCCCATTAGGCAAAGCTCCTGTACTTGCATGAGTCCAACCTCCATTAAACGTTAATCTATAAGCAGCGTCTAAATCCCTTGCGTCCATAAAGTTAAATTTATGTTTCGCCGCAGTTCCTCCAACCATTGGATATAACGCTTTTATCTTAGCGGTCAATCCATAAGTAGTTAAATCAGTTTCTAAGGTGTTTAAAGCACTTATAATAGTTGGGTCAGTTTCTCCAGTTGCAGTTATCCATGCGGTGGTTAATGCACCGTATGCTGGCACTACTGCACTCTTAATTAAATGATGGTAGTAACTCATAAGTTATGCTGGTTTAGTGACCCAATATTCGATGCGAGTTCCACTCACCCACTCAGCAAATATAATATTTAAAGTAGATGTTGTGTAAGTTCCTGTACCTATTAAAACCCATCCAGCTGGAACGGTTGGCGCAACCGCTTTATTTGAGTATATCTTTTGAATAGCTCCAATTTTCGCACCCGTTAAGTCGTCTGTTAAATTTGCTGTTGATGGTGAGCTAAATGTATTCCAAACTTTAGGACTTGAAAATGATATAACGCTCCCAGTTGTTGAAGTTGCGTATTCGTCTGTGATAGTTAAAACCAAACCTTTGGCATCCACAGATACTTTGTTTCCACTAGCGGGAGTTATTAAAGTGTTAAGATTAACTTTCGCGTTTAATTGATTTTGAACGCTACTAGCAACCCCGTCCAAGTACCCTAATTCAGTAGATGAAACAGTGCCTATTGATGTATCACTTGGTAGTACAACCGTTCCCGTAAATGTTGGGGACGCTAATGGAGCTAAACCGCTCAAGTCTTGGTCTCCCGTATTAGTTCCTGAAGTATTGCCTAGTAATGTACTTTCTGCACTTGTTATAAGTCTTTCCCCTGCAACCTTATCAACTTTATCTGATAAAGCGTCAAACACTCCGTTAGATTCTACAGCTTTAACACTTCCATCAGTTGGCACGGTGTCAATAGTTTGTAATTCCCAAACAGCAGTTGCGGTTGTCGCATCTGTGCAAATATATAAATCTCCATTATCTAATATCCAACGTGACCCAGCATAAAATCCTTGTGTGTTATCATTATTTGCATCTGGAATACTTGTAAATTTATGGTTAACTTCTCGTATTAAAAGACCGTTACCATCCATTACATATTGACTACCAGCTTCCCATTTCAACTCGTAACCTACAGCGCAAATTTGAGCTACACCACCGCCAGCGCCTGAGTCAATTGTACCCTCTCGAAGTCTTGAAGTATTATTTAGTAACACACCAACACCGTCCCCAAATTGAATATCTGTATCTGTAGTATTACCAGCAGTTACAACGCTTTGAAGGTCTTGGTCGCCTGTATTCGTTCCACTAGTATTACCCAACAATGTAGCTTCAGCACTAGTTATTAAACGGCTTCCAGCTTCTTTGTCAACCTTATTATCTAATGCCGTTTGTGTAGCTGTAGATATTGGTTTGTTTAAATCAGAAGTGTTATCCACATTTTCAAGACCCATATCCGCCTTGCTAAATGTTATATTAATGTTATTCGCCATAGTATAAAGATATTAATAATTATTTAATTTTTAAGGTAATTTATCTATTGTTAAAAAAATACTTGGTGTTGCGGGTCTATCAGGTGTTGTTTCTACTCCCGTTGCTAATAATCGTAAATGTACATCGTTGCCACTCATCCAAAGTTCAACATAATCATTAGCGTTTAAAGTAAATGGTATTGAAATAGTTAGCCTTTTCTGGTCGTTACCATTTGCAATTCTAATTTTACTATTCGAGTTAGCTAAATTAGTTCCGTTTACTTTTATCCAAATATCTAGTAATTTATTAGCACCGCTAGAAAGTTCTGTTTGTGCTGAAATATTAGCTATAAAATTCCCACCTTCTAAAACTGTAAATCTAGAACTAGAAGTTTGTGTTATTTTATCTGCAAAATCTAAAGTATTGAATGTAATTACTTGTGGAGTGTTTGCAACTGCAATAGTTTGAATAGTTGTGTCTAATAAAGCTATATGTGGAGTTATATTCGACTCAAAGAAATTGCTTACACTTATCTCTGTATTCTTTTTACTTTGGCTAGTTTGTCTTACTAGTATAGTGTCATCACTTGCAAGCGTTGTAAGTTGTTCTGTAAATGCTAAGTCGGTTATAAAGTTTTTCATTAGCTTAATGTTGGAATAGTGAACGTACTATTTAAGTTACTATTTACATAAACATTGTATGTAGTATCTGGTAATGTATAAACGTCACCACTTGCAGCCGTATGGGTAAATGAACCGTCCGAATTTATTATAATAACGTCCTCACACATTTGTATATTGGCAGACGTTTCAAAGTCGTAACCCATCATAGGTAAATTACAAATACTTTGATTGTCGTATATTGTAAATGATATTGCTAAAATCCATCCAGCACTTTCATCTGCACCTTTTTCTAGAAATTTACTTGCCGTTGCGCCCGTTATCTTACCAATGTTTTGCCATCTAGGGCTTTTACTAATAACTTCATAAACATCACGTACAACTTGTAAAGTATCGCTTTCAGTATCGTTTAAATTGCCTTGTCGACCATTTTTAAAAAACTTATCAGCTACAATTATATTAATAGTAACAGGAATAGTAACTTTATCTAAACTATTACCCGTAACAAAACAGCACATTAAAGGGTATGTAACCGCCTTGTCTTGGTTTATAGCATTTAGAAAGTCACCCCAATAGTAAGTATTAACCTGAAGGTGTGCGTCTGCAATTGCTTGTAGTTCTGTATTAAGATTATTTAAAGTTTTCTTCATTTAAAATAGATATTACTTCTAGTTTTACCTAAGTCTGGTTTAATTCCTTCACCGCCATCCGTTAAACAACTATAAAAAGAATCAGGATTAGAAAAGTATTGGTAGTATTCAGGATATAGAACAGAATTGTATTTTAAATATTGTATCAACTTTTGTCTATAGTGTTCAAATTTACTTCTAAATGAATCCTGCAATCTATTTATTTCGCTTTCACTTGCACCCCTTAGAAACTCGTCGTTTGTTATTCCTGTAGCTTTGTTTCTAATTTGGTATGTAGTCATTACAACGGATTCTAAATTACAACCCATAGCAACTACGGGAATAATATACTTATCCATTAAAATAACCTCATCAGCGTTAAGATTATCTAGGTCAATACCTTCTAGTATTCTAGTGTACAAAGAAGTCCCTATAATAGGTTCTATCATTGTGTCTTGTACTATCTTAATAGTGGGGGTTAATATACTATCTTCAACATTTCCATGAATCAAAGAAAGTTGTTTAAGATTATATGCGTTTATTAATAATGCTGTACTCATTTTATTTAAAGATTACGTTTTGTTTCCAAAAATGTCTACATGAAGGAGTATTTATATCTGTGTTAGGGTTATGATACCAACCACCTCTATAACTCCATACGTCACGCTTAACTGCTGAACTGATATTATCTATTTCGTTCCTTGTGTAAACTTTATCCATTTCAATAAGCGTTTTGCAAAATGGTCTAGAACTACCCCCTTTAACTAAGTCGGGAGCGTTGGGTCTTTTCTCATAAGAATAAACAACACTTATCTGTTCACGGTTTACAATCTCTTGAAGTCCTTTGTCGGTAACGTTACCACCATCTAAATAACCGTTATTTTGCAATCCTACAATTATCTTTGAAACTTCAATAGGTTTCATATCTAAAACTTTTACAATTGCATCATAACTCTCACCATTTGATAGCATGGATAAGATTGTATTTTGATTATCGTTAACAGCAAATTTGTCTTTAAAAAATCCTTCGATAATTTCCTCTTCTGTTTGGTTTTTAAATTCACTAGATTTTATAATTTTAACATCGTTTTTAGAACGTCCACAACTTACAAATAAATCTAGTATTTGCGTTTCATTGTCTTCTGCTGATAACTTTAAAGCTACAGGTACAATTGGCTCAATAACTTTATCAAATAGTTCGTATTCGTTAAAACTAATTTCTCCCGTCATTCCGTTAAGTTCTGAAAGTACATAGTTCAAAGAGTCTGATATATTCTTTTGTCTTTTCTTTACGTATGTACGATTGAATAGTTTAAAGTCATTTTCTAAGTCACTAGAAAATAAAGAAGAATCTTGAATATAACCGAACATTTTAGGGTTAATTACAGAATGTGCAATAAATATCTTTTTAGAAAGTCCAACCTCTGTACTTTCGTAGCGCTTATCTAGGTCATTTCCATTTAATTGCACAATGCTAGGCTCTCTATCTTTACCATCTGAGAAAGTAACGCTTACACCGCCTTGCTTACGCTTATCTGTAGCGTTTAATTTAAGGTCATATACTATCTTTTCAGCTTGTTCTTCGCTTTCTGGTATACCATTGTTTAAAGATATCAATGTCCCACCCTTATAACCGTTAACAACCTCTGATAATCTAAAGAAATTAATCTCTATATCAGTCAATATTGAATCAATACCACCGCTGTACAATGGAATAGGGTAATATCCTGAAGTTAGCTTTTTAGTTTCTAGTATAAACTGTCTAGATTTAGCCTTTACAAATAAAACGCATTCTTTTGTTTCACTTGTACGGTTAAAAAAGCTAGTATATTCTTTGAATTTTGTCTTATCATTTTGTCTAGACGTTGCCCAATTTTCAGAATAATAGTATATAGTTCCGTTTTCATTAGGTCGCATCAACTCAAAATCTAAGTGTTCTAATTGCCACTTTTGATTTAATGAATCATAAACGCATTTAATATAATAACCGTTAATAACTTCCTGGTCTAGTGAGTACATTTCGACAAGTTCGTCTAGTGTATATTTAGAACGTCCGTTTTTATTAATCTCATCCCAATTCTCAGTACCTTCATAGTTTAAACCAGCACCCGAAATAAAAGTATTTTTAGAGTTGATTATACCTCCATGAATAGGACTGTTAACATATAAAGACCATAAAAATTGAGGGTAAAGGTTGTCGATTCCCCATTTTACCCACCCTTCTTTGGCTACTGTTTCAACGGGGTCAATGATTGCAACCTCTCTAAATGTACTAAACGTTCTAGCTGTTTGTTTCTCCTCCATAAATATTTGATGTTAATGTAGGCTCAAAGCTTGCTGGCACTACTATAATATTATCTATTACTCTTACTTTACCTATCTCGCATTGAATACCTAAGGAATAATCTAAAGAACCACCGTTAGGCATTTGATAAACTCTATAGGTATAATCTCCTAGTTTTGTAAACGTTGCATCTACACCCTCCAATAAATTAAACAAATTATAACGTGCTGTCGACTCGTTTAAATCATTTAAATAGCAAAATATTTCTTGTCTACCTTCGTCTTTAGTAAACCTAAAAAGCCAATTAATATCTAGTGTTTGGTCCTCAAGTTCTGACAATGTCAAAGCTATAATGTTTAAACTAGATTTCGTTATTAAAATTGTCATAGTTCAAAGATACAAAAAAAACCTTATTAAGATTAATTCTCAATAAGGTTTTAATTAATTTATTATTTCTAATTAAGAAACAGGGTCTAACAATGCTGTAATTAATCCTGCAGCAATTTTATTAGGTCTATTCTTTTCTTTACCAGATAAAGTTAAAACGTTACCGTTTGCATCTTCATAAGCTTGTCCAGAATCTCTAACACCTGAAACACTCGCCCCGTTAGTTTCGTAGAATACTTCGTAAGTACCATCGTTCAATTCTACAGCGAAAGTAGTTCTAGCGATTTCTAAAGCTTCAAGGTTTACAATATCAGTTGCAGTATTACCGCTCAACATCATAGTTCCTGTTTGCTCGTATGCTACAGATTGATTTTTTCTATCACCTATTTTCGTGGCTGTAAATTTAGACGTCTCCATTTCAACAAAAAACTTGTGGATATATTTACCAGCTGCTAAAGATAAAGATGAAATAGTACCATTTGCCTTTGTTATTGTAGCGTCTGCAGTATTCCAAGCGTAGATGGCTTTTACACCGCCTACGCTATCACATACTGCGTTCTTTCCTTCTAGGATTTCACACATAATTCAGTAATATTAAGAGTTTAACAAATGAAGTCTAACAAAGTATTGACCCCAAACAATTTGAGTACCTAATCTAAATGAAGCTTCAGCTTTCAATTTATCGTTATAAGCATCGTACTTAACTTCAAAATTCATATCATCTAAAGAATCAACACCTAAGAAAGTTAAATCTAAAGGAATAGCGTAAATTTCAGATTTACCATCTAACTCTGGCAAAGTAACAACTTCAACGTTTGTTCCAGGAAGGATAAAAGAAACACTAGATTTAGTATTAGTAACAACTACGTGATCATATTGATTAGCAGTATTCCAAGCTGTGATACATTTTCTAGCTTCAGTACGTCCTGTATATAATTTGATAGTCATTTCGTTATCAAACAATTCAGTAGGTATTTTATCATGTACTCCGATAAATTGAGTATAAGCGTTTGTAGATGTCATTGTAGCATCTGCTGCATCGTAAGTCAATACATCTGCATCGTTAACTAAGATGTGACGTAAACCATTCATCAAAACTAGTTCAGGGTCGATTGAAGAAGTGTCACCAGAAACAACTACTAACTGAGCTTTACGTTGTAACAATTTACCAAGGTAAGCACCTAAAACAGTTTCAAGGTCTGCAGGAAGTTGACCGTCTTGCATTTTCAAACCTAACTTGTTTAAGATTTGAGTCATTTTACCATTAAGGTCTTCATTACAAAACTCGATACCCATGTACAAAGGTACAGTTGTAAGGTCAGCTTTTGTAAAGATAACAGAACCATCAGGAGAAGGAGTACAAGCAACTTTAGCTTGAAGCGTTACATCTGAATTTAACAAAGCAATCTCTTTCGTTCCTTTAACATCTGACTCTAAAGTCAAAGAACTTAAAAAATCAGAGTTGTTAATCAAGTCTGTAATTACTACAGGCATTGTATTGTCAGTCCATGCTGGTAATCCAACTACATCGTAATCAAATTTTTCTTTAAGGGCTTTACCCAATTTTCCAATTTTATTCATCTTTATTTATTTTTAAATTTAGTTTTTAATATTTTTTAGGATTTCGTTTGCTGTCATTTTAGCAACTTCTTTAACTCCCGTTTTAGCTTCATTTTGAAACTTGCTCACTTTCTCTTCTTTAAGTTTTTTAAGTTCTGAAGTCAATTCTTCAATTTTAGCAAACGTAGCTTCTAAAGTACTTTTCATTACTTCAGCAACTTCTGCAAGGATTGAGTCTTTAATCTCAGCGCTCATCTCAGCTTCTTCAACGATAACGTCTTCAATAGCAGAAATTAAACCGCTTTCATTAACTGAAATAATTAATACTTTACCATCAATTTCACATTGATAATCTAATGCTGGGGCTGGCAACTTGTCGCCATTCTCATCAATTACGAAGATAGGCGCATCAATTGCTAGTTCACCCTCATAAGTCAGCACCGTGCCGTCTAGTGATGTAACCTCCGCAAATGATGAAACTGTTTCTTCTGTAACTGGCACTTCTTCAAACTTGCTTTTACCAAAAATCAAATTAAAGAGTGACTTACCACTTACTTCTTTTTTGTTCATCTTTTGTTTATTATTTGTTTTTATATTTACTTGTATTCTATCAAAAATTCCTTCGACACTAAAACCTTGAAACTTTCCACTTTTTACTTCGTCCCATAGTTGGTCATTCTCTACTTTGTAGGAAGCTATCCAAGTCCCATCTTGTAGATTTTGTTTACTAAATTCGATAGGGGCGTTAACACCTCGCTTTGAATCAATAAAAAAACTTTCTAGCATTATAGCACCGTTTACTTTATCGTTTTCATTGTGCATTTTATTTACATTGTTCCCAAAACTGTTCTTAAAAAACTTAAGTACTATTTGTTTAATTGTAGCAACGTCGAAGAAAACTTGGTGTTCTCCAATATCTGGACTATTTCTGTAAATCAAAGTATTTGCGCTCATCATAACACCCGTTACAATTCTTTGTTCTTCTTTAAACTTATAAGGCATTGATTTATCAAAAGCAATAAAGGCTTTTAAGTGTGCAGGCGTGTCAACAAACGCGTTATAGTCTACGCCCGTCTCATCATTGTCATTAATTGTAAGCTTATAAATTGGTAACATAATATAAAGTTATTAATTAAAATTGAATTATTTACATTTTATTTAGATTAATTCTAAATAGTGTTTACACTAACCCCCGAAAGTAGACAATACACTAGCAGCAGCTGAAGCATCCATAACGGCTTTGATTTCAGAGTCTACAACGGTTACTTTTATTCCTGTAGCATTATCTGTAAGTCCAACACTTGACACTTCACTAGTAGAACCTACACCAAAACCGCCACCGCCAGAACTTTGATTTTCATTTGCTGGTGTAGTTGGGGCTGTAATATTACTACCACCTCCGTCAAACTTAGTGCTTGCAATTGCTGCAATCTGTGCTATTCCCGTGACCGCTGAGAATACAGAGAAAGGCGCTCCAAATGTTAATGGACTTGCAGCAACGGATTTACTTATAGCTTCTGCTGTATTTATAGAAACACTTGCAATCTTTAAAGCCTTGTCTCTATTAAACGCTTTCTTTTTAATCTCTAATACTTGCGCTTCTGTTAAGTTTTGATTTTTTAATTTATTAGCGTCTAATTGGTTTTGTAAATCGTTTAAAGCATTTAAAGAAGCCATTGTAGCGTCTGCATACTTTTTAACGTTATCTATTTTTTTAACCGTTGCAGCTTCTTCTATCTTATTTAACTCTTCTTGTCTTTTCTTTTCAAGTTCTATAGTGTCAAATCCGTATTGTTCAGCGGTTTTAATTAATGCGTCGTATTTTTCATTTACTCCATTAATTTCATTTTGTTGCGCCGTGTTTGTAGCCTCTTGGTAAGCTGTATAAGCTTCGGAATCCATATCCTGAACCTCTTTTATATAATTTTGTTTTATAGCGAAAATTTCCGCTTCAGTTAATTTAGTATTTGATAGTAAAAAATCTCTTTCTAGTAATAGTAAGTCTTTTTTAGCTTCTACATTTTTTGTGTCATCATTTAATGCAACCTCTAAAATTGCTTTTTTATCTTTATAAACAATTTCTTTTAACGCATCATTATGTTCTTTCTCTAATTTTATTAAGTCAGCATTATACTTTGCTTTAATAGCTTCTTTTTGTCCTTCCGTTGCTTTTAAGTCAGCTAGCGCGAACTCTTTATTTTCTAGTAATAATCCTTTTTGAGCGTTAAAAGCTTTTTTACTTAATTCTTGGTTGCTTAAAATAGTGGCTTCAAAGAATCCAACCTCACTATTATGCATGGCTACTCTATTATCCTCTTCGACCTTCGCTAAATCCTGTTTATGTTTTATTGCAGCTTCTTTAACTTTTTTATTATGTTCTATACTAGCTTCAGCTTGTTTTTTATTATCTTCATTTTGTGATTTCCGAGTTGCCCTTATTGATTCGTTTCTGGATTGAGCTTCTGCCATATTCATATTCATTAATTCAGTAGAATATTTTTTATAAGAGTCACTTTTCGACTTCATTATAGCATCTACTTGAGCTTGAGTAATTTTTAAGTCGGAATACATTACCAAAGCATTTTCTTTGTTTTTTTCGTATTCAGCTTTTAAAATGGCTAATCTGTTTTTTGAACCTTTTAATTTTATATCATTTATTTCCTTCTCACTTGCCCCTGCATTTAAGGCGTCTATTAATTGTTTATCATTTGCCCACTTTGATGCCGTTGCTGCATTTTCATAGGCTAATTTTTGAGATTCTAAAGTTTTATTTGTAGCTTCTAAAGCATCATCTAACCTCTTTTGTTTTTCCTCAGTTGATTCTGTTTCGTCCCCAAACGCTGACATAGCTGAACCTATAGCTATAATACCAGCAATAATAGCAACTATAGGTAAAGCAAGCATTGCAAGCCTAGCTAATTTTAAAGCTCCCGTACTTGTTCCTATTGCAGTCGCATATGCGTACTCACTAGCTACCTTTACTACATTCCAAACTTTAAGAGCTGCAGTTCTTACTAAACTTTCCTTTTCTAAGATAGAACGTATTTCTTCAAGTCCTGCTAGTACAGCTTGTATTGCTTGCAGTTTGACAAGTGTTTTTTGTAGGTCTTTATTCTCATCACCAAACAAAGCTAAAGCACCTTGAGCAACTGCATAACCTGCCGCAATACCTTGACCGAGTTGTAAAGCTGTTTGCATACTACGCCCGTCGTTGGCGTTATTGTTTATCTGTGTTTGAAGGTCGCCTAATCTATCTTTAAGTTCACCAGCCCTTCTTATAGCTTCCTGACCTATAGGGCTATCTTCACCCGCTTGCACGGCAATAGTAGCGTATTCCTTTACAGCTTTACTTAATTGCCTTACTGATAACTCGCCACTATCAACTTTCGCATTAAGATCATCAAAGGCTTTATTAGAATCAACACTATTACTTTTTACCGTTGAATTAACTTCCTTTAACGCTTTGTCTACGTCGTTAATTGCAGAGACACTATTACCAGTGTCGACCGTGGTTTTAAATACTATTTCTTCAGCCATTAGTTAATAGTTATTTTAATTGATAAATTATCTATAATTGCATCTGTAAAAACTCCAGCTTCATAAGTGTATAATTCAACGGCATCTGCTGACTTTCTATAAAAGTTATAAACCCTATCGTTAACCATTGGTGTTCCACAATAACACTCTACTTTGTTTATAGTAAAAGCTCCTACTAGTGTACCCATATATTTACCCGCTGAAATTCTAGTCCATACAATTGCACCTATAGTGTTTTCAAACTCTATTACACTTGGCGCGGTTGTACTTACTTGACTTATTAAAGCACGGTAATTTTTCACTAAAGGCTTTCCGTTAGCGTCTAGTATATCATTGCCTAAACGAGTGTATAATAAACCCGTGGTAATGTCTTGCATCAACTCACCTTCGTAGATATCGGTTACAATCCAGTCGCCATTTCTATGGTCACCACTTACAGGAACTGTTGCAACACCTGTACTTCTTTTAATTACTTGTCTTCTTTTAATGTCCATTATCCAAAAAATATATCACTGTAAGTTAATATGTCCTCAACACCCCCAAAACCAACACCCACATCTGTACCCGTATCTGAAGGAGAAAACTCAATATCTACGGTTGGTAATTCCGTCCATGTTATAGTACCCGTTACGGGGTTGTTTGCTTGTATTATTTTTATTAATTCTATTTTTGTAGACTCTGATACGTTACTATCAAAATCCGTTATTTGATTAAGTCTATAAAGTACTCCGTTCCACATTACAGATTTACTAAAATCTAAGCTATTAATATCGTTAACGCTTATCTTTGCATAAAGTTCTACTATCTTACTATCTCGTCCAGTCATTTCCTTAACAAACCTTTCATGATATCTAGTAAAAAGATTGTCACTTGTTACGGACGTAGCTGGATAATCAAATAGTATAGGCATACCCCAATTCAAATCGAAGTTTGGACTTTCCCAATTATCAAAATGATGTACACTAGGGTAAGTTGTTAAATCTGAATAGGTAGCCGTGTTGGTGTCTGTTAACCTCCATGACCCACTTTTTAAACCATTCCATAAATAAGTTCTAGGTTTACCTTTAAATGGCTTTACTATTCCCGTCTGTATGTCTACGTCTATAATTCTAGGCGCTACGAATGGAAATATAGCATCTGTTGGCACTGTTTGAGCGTATGGTAATTGATAAACTCGCTCTCCTACTTGAAACGTAGATGGAACTGTGTACCAATGATTCCCGTAATCTATACCGAAGTAACCGAAATACTTTTTATTATCATAATCTTGGTCTTTCATCCATTGATATTTGTATATTTTACCCTCAATTTTACTAGATGGCATTATATTAATATCTTTTGAATGGTCAACTATATCTGTAATGTCCCAAAATTCTGTAGTAGGTTTATAAAAATCGTTTAAAGGCTCTATTTTAATCACTCCGTAGATGTCAGGGTCACTAAAATAAAGGTTAGCCATTAACATTTCAGCTTCAAAGAATGTACTAGCTTTCATATCTGGCATGAATCTACTAATATCTACTACGTCACCATCTTGTAATGTAGCTTGTACGCTCGTTAAATCCGTAGTGAAGTTAGAACTAGAAGTTATACTTATCTCTAATGGTTCTACTCCCGAAAACATTGTAGCGTCTAGCTTATAATCTACATAAACTTGAAACCGCATATTAATAACATCACTAACATTTAATTGAATATTACTATTATAGGTAAATGTATTTGCATAAGTTGTAGTAATGTCACCCTCTTCAACTAATTGAGAATCTATAACCGCGCCATTTTTTAAAACTTCCCACTTAACATTAAATATACCGCCAGCGTTACTCATAGCTCCAAAATCAAAAGCTACTTCTATAGGGTGTGATATATTTAGATTATATAAACCTTGTTTCTTTATAGTTATGTAATTGTAATATCCTGCTGGTGTATTTGTATGGTCTATATAGTATTGGTCAAAATTATCATGTACTAAAGTAGATGTGATACCGTCCCACGTTGCCAACATATCAATCCAATTATTAGCTAAGTATCTATATCTATTCGCATTGTCAGGGTCTACAGCTATATAAACATATTCTTTAACATTGCTTAAAGTGCTTGTAAATTTAACGCGTCTATTTGCAACCTCTGTAGATGGTAAAGATATTTTTTGACCGCCTCCAAAACCTATTAACTTCTTTTTGTATATTGCAGAATCTAAGTAATCAGACTCATGCGTTAAGTTAGCAAGCTCTAAACATTTAGTGAATATTTCCCGCGCATAAGTCAAAGGTATAATATCAGTTGTTGACCTTGTCGAATAAGCTGTATAACCGTATTCAACTAATCCGTAATGGTAACCAAAGCCATCTGGCAAGCCTGCCGTGAAATTAACCGTATCTACACCTTCCACTTTTACCGAAGTATCAAATGAATTGATTACATTGGTTCTATTTAATAAATGGTTATATTCAGACCAACCTAACTCGCTTATCTTTTTATCTCCTAGCTTCATGAATAAATCAATGAAGTTTGAAAATAACGTACACTTAAACGAATAGTTACCATTTGATATAGTAACTTGATTTAATCTTAATAGCCCGTTAAAAACAAGTAAACCCTCTTTATAATACTTTGCTTTTACTCTTACCGTTGGGTCAAAGTTAAAACCGATTAAAGTAGTATTGTCAACCGTAGATAAAGCTAATTGATAAGCGGAACTAAAAAAAGCCATGTTTGAAGCCGTGCCGGGAATAACAACTTCTTTCGAGTAATTCCTTTTACGCTTATTTGGTTCTTTACTATCTGCTATGGAAAAGTTTAAAGGGAATGGTACTCTATCGTTTAAATCTAGTTCCGTATTATTAACTAATAATCTATCCATTATAATAGTATTGATTTACGAATATTAGGAAGGGTAAGGTCGACTATCTCTGTTGTTTCTTCTATAAATCGGTCATTGCTTTCTTCATAAGAAGTTGATGCAATATTAACCATTTGTCTAGTAGCATCAAACATGTAAACAAGCGACGAAATATAAGCCGACCTTACTAACCAATTCTGTGTATCTGAATCAATGTATTTACTAATTAATTTAACCTTATCTTTAGCAGTCTTAAAGTAAGAATGTACACCAGCATTAGATGAGTCTAAAACATAATTAACATCTACCCAACCGCCATATTGCTTTTCAAATGTTTTAGCAGTTATTTCAGACGAAGCTACTAAATTATGACCGTAGTTGTAAACATCAAACGCGCCATATTTATTTAACCAAATTAGCTCAGCTCCATTGTCGCAACCCCTATCGAAATACATTCTTTTAGTTTCACTAATTGGACTACTTCCTAAATCGGCTATGTAATAATTAACATAAGAAACAGTATCTAAAACGGGCTGTGTTAAAGTAGATAAATAGTTATCAGAATTAAGATTGAACTGTGTTATCTTAAAACTTGTGGCAGCATTATAATCTATAGATGTTATTATTGCATTACTTGAATCGTAAAAATCTAAAATAATACCTATATCTGTTTGTTCATCTGTTATTATGTTTAAGTAATAATCTTTACCCTCAGGCAACATCAAAGTGTTTGGTGAATCTGTTAAAAATCTTTTAGTATTTGATGTACATTTAAAATCTGTATAGTCAAATGTATCAAAATCGATAGGGTTTAAACACGCTTTAAAAGGATATATCGTGGCACTTGTAGCATCAGCATGAAACGATGGAGTAGTTCCGTAGAATTCTCTAATCTTAACGTATGCGCTTCTATAATTACTTGCATCGGTTACAATAGTGGAACTACCTACAATGGCTACGGGTGTGATAGGTCTAATTATTTCGCTAATATCAAAATGAGAATACCCACCGCCAATCTCAGGGAATACTTGATGAGATGAAATCAACACGGCATTAACATAAACTTCAATAATATAACTAAAGTTAGGGTTACCAATTGCACCGCTGTAGAAAGTCCAAATAATAGGATTATCTGAGGGGGTGTATTTTTGTGGTGAGCTTGCTATTGTTACTGCCATGGTGAAATAATATTTAATTTTATAGATTTACCTAGTAGTTTCTGAATAGGTTTCTTAAGTACGTTAATAAGTTGATCGTTAATAACATCTTCAAAGAATGGCTTCGGTTTTTGTCCTTTCTTAACAACGCTATTCTGAACAGCCCAAGCGAAAGAATCGTAACTTTTAAATTGTTCTGGTAAACCTATACCCTTTTGAGATATCCAATTCTTAATAGAGTCATGAAAACTAACCCCACTGCTAGGGGCTTTACCCCAATTTGGCGCACCGTGTGAAACTTCAGTTCCGTTTACTCCGTAGTTTACATACTTCCAATAGAAATCCATTGTTATGCCAACACTAACCGCTTTACCGTTGTATAATGTCTTTGTTGGTTTTATACTTTGTGATAAGTTTCTACTAGCATCTACATTTCTGTCTTGCATAGCTTTACGCAAATCGTCAATAACTTCTTGGGTAAGTGCTTGTAGTAATGTAGATAAAGGATTGCCAGCCGTATTATTAAGTATAGCTTTAGAACTACCTAAATTTAAACTACTTAATATTTCAGCTTCTGTCATCGTCTAACTATCGTTTTTGTCGGAGGGTTATCTTTCTTTATTTTATATGTAAAGAAGTTTACCCAATTATTAAATGTAAAGATATTAATTTTTATTATATCTTTTCTATTTTCGCCTAATTCTTTTGCTAGATAAATTATGACTTCATGCCAAGACCAAACATTCTTAATCTCTTTTTTATCCTCTCTTTTAATTTTAGGCTTTCCATATAGTTGCTCATTAATTGCGCGTCTCTGAGCAAAAAAAAACCTTGAAGCTCCACAAAGTCTGTCATTTTAAAATGTTCTTTAAAGTCTTCATATCTGGAACTTATAGGATAAAGCATATTTTCGTTTTCGTCCATGCAACCGTAGATAGTTCCCTTAGGTATGTAATTAATACAAGCTAATCGTACAGGGTCATTTACAAAGTCTGAATTTTCTACGTCAATATGGTAACCTACTCCTACTTTCTTTTGATCCACAAGTTGATACTCTATATCATTTACGGTTATAAATTGTTTAGGGTTTCCATTAACTTTATATCCTTCAAATAAATTCATGCAATGGCTAAACATTTTCTCTATATCCTTATAGTCAATAGTCAATAACTTAGAAACTGATACCAAAGTAATATTGGCCAAGAATATAACCTTATCATTTAAACTAATGCTTTCAACTTTAAAGTGTTCATCACTAAACGCTTTTAAATGTCTTATTCTTAAATCGTTTATTGTCTTAGGTAGTTTTATTTCAAATTCATTATTTCGTCGCATAGTGTTGTTTGTATTTGTGAGTTTTTAATTTGTTCAGTATGTATATTTACTATTGTTCTTTGTTCTATAATCCAACCCTGAGAATGTGGCATCATAAACATTTTCTTTTTATCCTTCATTGCCTTAAGTGAGAATATAACATCACTCATTTTTTTGTGTTCAGAATCTAGTAAGCTTGTCGGGTTAAAGTAATCTGTTTTAAATGCAGTTACTCCCGTGCCACACACATCTAAATACATTCCATTGTTAACGGTCTTAAACGCGCTATAAGAATCATGTCCTCTATAGTATTCCACCCCTATACCTTTCAATCTACGCCCGTGGTAAGTTACTATACAATTATGTTTGTCTATTGCTTGTATTGTTTTATGTATGTAGTCACTTGGGTAAATAATATCATCGTCACAACTGAAATAGTAAGACGGTTTAGTCACATAATTCAATCCGTAGAACTTGCCGTTATCGGTTAGGTTGGTATTTAGTTCGTTATTGTAAACTATTATCTTATCAACTTGACCCTTTAAAGAGTCTATAGTTCTTTGCAGTAATAATTCACGGCCTTTAAAAGTTGCTATTCCTACAATTATGGGTGTCCTAGTGAACTTATCTCTAATTGCTTGTATCTTTTGCGCTCGTTCACCTTGGTTTATTCCTTTACCTAAGCTCTTTTGAGCGTCATGTCTACGGTAATTGTAAAGAATCTTATCTGTATATCCTAACTTATAACCAGCATCTAATAATCTAAGGTTTAAATCGTACTCTTCAGCACAAGTTAATGACTCATCAAAGCCGTTTACAGCATCTAAAATGTCTTTTCTAAACATTAGTGTACCTCCGTGAATAACATTATTGTATATCATGTCATTAAAAGTAGGATGTTTAAATCTAGGGTATTGAACTTGCACGCTATTTGTATGTACATTGTTAGCAACCCCATGAATAAAGTCAAAACCTTGCATAGCTTCAACACTATCTGTAATTGAGTTAGGTGTTAGATAATCGTCTTCACATAGATATTTAATATATAAACCTTTCGCGCGTTTAATACCGTTGTTTATATTTGTTGATACGTTAACATTATCATTTTGTATTAATAACTCAATGTTAGGATATGTTTGTTTTTTAACGCTTTCAATTGCTACATCTAAATAACCCCTATCAATTGAATAGGGAATTATAATACTTACTAGCGGCTGTAACATAGTAACCATACCTTAGGAGTTAACTCTTCATAATGTGTTTGACTCCAATCTTTAAAACGTTCTTCAAAGTCGGACAACTGTAATTTAAAAGTATGGTATTGGTCTACTTCAATATCTATGCCAGTTAAGATAATAACATTCTTTTGCGCTATCTTTTTAATGTTGTCTATTGCCTTATCAAAGTCTAAGCAGTTATCTAGTACAGCCATACAGCAAACGGTATCTACTTCGATGCCCTCAATAGTTTCAATACTACCTTTCAATGTTGGCACTCCCTTAATTGGAAAAGCATCTAAACCGATATACTCAACATCTTCAGGAATACAAGTTTTTAGGAACTGACCACCGCAACCAACGTCTAAAATACTATTGCCGTAACCGCACTTGTTTAAATGTGTTTCATAGTCTCTTAAAATATTCGGAGCTGTTCTATTATCGTCCGTGTGTTGTGCTTTCTGCTGTCTTGTACGTAGGTTTTCAGTTGCGCTTTTCCACGCTTTTTTAGTTGCTTTCATTTTATTAAATCTAGTATTCGTTTCCCTGTAGCTTCTATTGAATGTTTACTATGAAAGTCTTTATGAAACCTATCATTAAACGTTTCTGTTTTTAACATTGATGTCACTAGTAAAACTTGTCTAAAAGTTTCTTTATCATTTGCTATTAAAAAATCATGTCTAGTAAAAACATTCTCGTAAACTTCCTTATTCAAATCATTTGTAATAACTAAGCAACCCAAAGCTGTAGCTTCAAATGCAGTCACTCCGAAACATCCGTATGGTTTGCCGTTCAATTCAGGCTTAAATAGTTCAATATAGATATGGCACTCTGCAATACGTTTTAAGTTTTCGTCATGCGGTAGGATAGTTTCGTCTATTCTAATCTCAAATTCATCTTTAAACGGTTCTAACATTCCCCTAATCTCTTTCGTGCCTTTTACAATTGCATTACTAGGATAATGACCGATAATAAGTTTACCGTCTTTACGTTTGTCTACGGGTTTTAAATCTGTGTGAGGTGCTAAGTATTCAATGTCTTTCGCTCCTAACTCCATAAACTCTGTTTGGTCTGTAATGCAACGGTAAACTATTGGATTGAATATGTTGTTATAAAAAAACGGTTCATCTCTATATCTACTCCCTGAATGGTAAACAATTAATTTACCTTTGAATTTAGCTATCTCAATAAGTGAAAGTATAACGGGACAACTATGGAATATCTGTACAACATCGTAGTTGTTAACGTGGTTTATAATATATTGCCTATCTACTACCTTGCTTTCTTCATTATATCCAAACACATGACTGTTTAATGTTAAATCTTCACATATAACACCTATCGACCTTAAAGCGTTTGCGTTATTGTGCGCCATGTTAGCGTAATCATTACTACTTAAATTAAGGACTTTATAATTATATACCATAGTATTACTGATATTATTATTACCACTATAAAAGACTTTGTACTCATAACATTATGATTATCTTTTGATTCTTCATAGCTTCGATTACAGATGAATAACTAAACTTTGAAATAGCTAATAGTATTATATCGTTACCATCCCTAAATATACCGTTTATCTTTATCTTAGGCAAAGGACTGATAAGAATATTGTTTATAAACTCAGCTTCTGGTATCTCTCTTAACACCATATTTTTAAAGATATTGTTTTTCATGCTTGCAAATATAACATTTTATTTTAATTATTACGCATGAGTACCAATATAATGACCTTTTTTAATTAAGTCTTTTCTAGATTGTATTGCTAAAGCCAAAGATATAACCCCATCATCATGCACACCCTGAGGAGCTGAATACTTAACACCCCTAGTCTTTGTATCATAAATATAAGTAAAGGCTTCTAGTTCGTTTATTAGCCACTCTTCATTAAGTATAGATATATTCTTTTGCTCAAATAATAGCGCTAAGTCTTCAATCATAACGGGTTTTGTTTTACTAGAAGTTACATAAGGCTCTATAAATGTACGGCATTGTTTATGCAGCATCTCATAGAATACATCTCCTTGATTGTTAACCTCCACATATATCTTTGCTCTGAATCTATTTATTACTTCAGCAACCTTGTTTATTATATTGGTCCAATCGTCCTGTCTCCATCGTTCAACGTGTATCATTTGATTATCACGGTTAACAATAGTGAGTACAGTATAATCGTCTGCTCGTCCAATATCTAAACCACCAAACATTAATGGAGTTGATACAGGAAATTCATTAACACAATCTTTTATATTCTTAAATAATCCACTAGCATTATCTAAAAATTCAGCTAAGTATTCTTGTCTAAATATATGGTCTGGCAAATTACGTCTACGTTCTTCTAAGTCCTCAACGCTAATCATTGGATTATCATAACTAGAAAAATGAAAGTACTTATATCTATTGTCGTAGTTATGCTGTAATGAAAGTTTATAAAAATGGTTCTTACCTTTTGGAGTTGAAATAAACAGTATCTTTTTTCCTTTAACTAATACGGTCGCACTTAATACTTCGCTCCATAATTGCTCTCTGCTAAATGCTATCTCATCCATTATAAGATAGTCGAATGTATTACCCCTTATATTGTCAGGACGTTCACCAGAAAAGAATTGAATTGTAGAACCGAAACCTTTGATAGTTAAATCTGAGCGGTTGAATTGAAAGAATCCACTACGCTGGCAAACCTTTTCCATTTCATCAAATACCTTTTTTGATTGCTTATAGATGGGAGTAACCCATGCAATACTACAACCTTTATCATTCATAGACCAATAAAGCAATTGATTAATGCCTAGCATAGTTTTACCAAACTGCCTACCGATATTTAAAATATAATACTTATACGGCTCATGGTTTATACTGTGATGTATTTCCTTTTGCTTATCGTGCGGTCTATATCCTTTAATTATCAAAGTCGAATCCTTCTACGGTTTTAGTTTCAATATGTTGTTTGTCGTGCATTCCTAAACGGTTCTTA